AATTTTAGTTCTATTGACACTTGCTGCATACTTTTCTGCGTGCAACTTACGCTTAACTATATTGGGGTGAATTTGTGACCCAATTTGAATAGTTTCAGCTTCAGCTGTAACTGGAGTTGTATGCATCTGAATATCCTTAAATTCCATTCTAAGTAAGTCATCTATTGAACAATCAGTAGGCTTCATATACTTAGAAATATCAATATCATTAGCATCATAGCACATTTTTTGATTAGAAACATGTTCTTTATGAGCTTCATTTAGAAATTGACATAAACCATACATATCAAATATAGATTTATCTCCTTCACCATCATGAGTAAAAGGAACTTTTGTTGAACTTATATTAGCATCACCTGCTTGGGGTACTTGTCTATAGATTCTAAAATCCCATATATTCATTTTATCCTCAGCAGTAGACACCTTTTTAGGATCTATACCTACACCACCATGTATAGCATACTCAGATTTAACTGTAGCTTCTATATATATAAATCTTCTACGAATTGCTGCAGGAGCAGCCATTAATATTTTGAGATTCATTTCAGGGTTATTGGTATCGATACAAACTAATTCTGGTATGGCGTATTTAGCGCCTTTATCTTCAATTGCAGCTTGGTCAGGACAATATGGAGCATTGTCACAGACACAAAGCATCTCATTAATTGACTCATCTCCTTGAAGAGCAAGATTAGCAGAGATGCTACCTAATTCTGGTATGTGTATAATTGGATGTATAACAGGGTCATAGCCAGTCCAATATTTTGCTTTAGGTGCTCTATGGAAAACTAAGTCAGAAGAATATTTACGTTTAGTAGAGAAACAGAATGACTTATAAATATTAGTTTGAATTGAAGACTTTCCAATGCCGGGGTCTCCATGAAGAATTATTCCCATAGGAGCCATTCTTCTCTTAGAAGCAATTTCTACCATTATGGATCTTTTCATCATCTTGAGTTCATTAAGTCTTGTTTTAAATAAAGGGTTAGTTTTCATCGATTCAAGATACTTATTACCTTTAATAATAAAAATATTAATT